CAGCTACGTGTGCTATCATAAAATCTTTAAAGTTACCTGGTAAAGATTCGTAAGCAGAATAACCAGCTTGTGTAGCTATCCAGTCTTGGTGATAGTCTTTTTTACAAAGTTGAACATTAGATTGTAATTCTTTAAGAGTTAAAACTCTTTCAGCAACATCAACATCCATATTGTGGTCAAAGTCACAAGTTGCATTCACAAGAACGCTTCCAGTTGTACTGATTTTTTTCATCACTCTTTTGTAGTGTATGTTAGGTAAAACAGTAATTAAACCTTTTTCAAGTGTTGGAGCAGATAGGAGAGCTGCAGCGACATAGTCACCAGCAAATTCACCAGCATAAGTGCTTCCAGTTAGGGTATTAGCCATTTGTTTAAATTTTAATTATTAATTATTTTTATTTGCAATTCTATCATAGACACTATCCATTATAGTACGTTGTCTGTTAGGTGATATTTTTCTACCTAAATTTACACGTTCTTTGTTTTCTGGATTGTGTACTATTGGTTTTGGTTCTTCTTCAGTAGAAAGTTCTACTTCAGTATTTTCAGTTTCTTTTACTTCCGTGTTTTCAACTGAACTTAATTTTAAACCTTCAAGTTCTTTTTTCAAAGTTTCGTTTTCTTCTTTAAGCTTTTCGATTTCAGAAAAGAAAGATTCTTTAGTAATTGATTCAACTACTTTTTTTGGTGTTGCAACTTCTTCTTTTGCTTCAACTTCTTCTTCAGTAGTTTTTTCTTCAGTAACTTCTTCAGTAGTTTCTTCTTCTTCTTCTTTAGCTTCTTTAATTTCAGCTATAAGACCTTCTTCTTTAACGATTACTACTCTTGAATCTTCAAGTGTGTATTCACCAATAGGCATACTTACTTTTCCGTCTTCAGTAACAATTTCAATAGAAGCACCTTCTTCAAAATCACTTTCAACGATTGTTAAACCGTCTTCAAGTTTCATTTGTGCAAGTCTTACTTCTTCGCTTTCAACACCTAAAAGTGTTTTTATCTTTGTTAAAATTTCAGTTGTATTCATTTTTTACTTTTTTTTATTCGTTTTCAAATACATATCGAGATACTTTATTATTTGCATCTTCTACTTTTTCGTATAATTTATCTACTTCTTTATAAGCTGGTATTGATGTTGCTTTAATTCCTAAATCTGCTGCTTGTTTTTCAATTTTTTCTAAAAGATTTGCAGCTTTTTCTTGACTTTTATTTATTTTAGAAGTTACTTTTCTTGAAGAAGCGTCAATTTTATCTGCTGCGACATTTGCTGCCTTTATAATTTTTTCTGCTTCAACTCTCGCTTTTGCAATATTACTATCTGCTTTTTTTAAATTTTTAAATTCTTCTTCTGCAATTTTTATATTTGCAGACATATCACCTTTTATTTTATTCAAATCATCAACAAGACCAAGTTCAACTTTATGCGTTTCAAGTTCGGTTTTCTTTGGTTCAGAAAATAAACGGTTAAAAACTGCTTTTTGTGTATTCATAACTTATTAACTATTTAATTTATTTTTGTTGCGTTTAAGATTAAATTTTACCTATTCCTTGTGCGTGTATTGTGCCGTCACAACAGTCTACGTGGTAAGTATTGTCTTCACATAAACAACCACGCCTTCCACCTTTTGGTGAAGTCTTACTTGGTGTTGCGTTTTTCCTGGTCCGTCTTTTTTTAGGTTTGTGCATTTATTTATATTTAGAAACTATTTCCCAATTAGATTGATTAATGTCGCTTGATTTTTTATAGTTTTCTCTTGATTCTAAGTACTTTTTATATGCTGGTATATTTGTTATATCAACTCCTAAATCCTTTGCTGCTTTATCTAATAATTTAAAATTATTATTTAATTCTTTTAAAAAACCACTTTCTTCTTTTCTGTTTTTTGTATAAACTGTTAAAAGATTTGACAATTCTGTATCTGCTTTTTTAAAAATTGTATCAAGGTTTATAAATTCTTTTTTTTCTGCTTGCCTTTTATTTAATATTTGTTTTGATTCTGTAAATTGTTTTTCAATTTTATCTATTGCACCCAATTCAATTTTATGCGTTTCTAATTCCGTCTTTTTACTGTATAGTTTGTTGAAAACTGTTTTAGTTGTATTCATTTTTTTATCCTATTTTATTTGTGAAATAATGTCTTTATATGGTTCAGCTTGAAAACTATCGTATAAAGCTATTAATGGTGCTGGTTCTTTTAAGCCTAAATCATTTATTTTTTTAGTTGCTTCGTTAGCTATTTTTTTTGCGTTATTAACTTTGCTTTTATACAATTTATCTAAATCTTTTGCTTTTCTGTTTAATTTTGACATTTCAGTTCTTAATTTTAAATCTTCACTAAAGATTTTGGCAAAATCATCATTTAATTTTCTTATGTCATCAATTAAACCAAGTTCAACCTTATGCGTTTTTAATTCCGTCTTTTTACTAAATAGTTTATTGTAAACTGCTTTCTTTGTATTCATTTTTTATTTTTTAGGATATTTTTTTTTCTTCTTTTTCTTTTTCTTGGTTTCGTATTCCTTAATCATTTTTTTAAGTTCTTCAATTACTTTTGCGTCTTTTTCTAATTGATTTGTGTGTTGTTCACAAGGCATAAACCAAGTCTTACCTTCAAATTCGTGTTCGTGGTAACCTTCACAACCAACATCTTTTGCTACTTGTAAAGCTTTTTCTTTTGTGCTATATGCGTTTCTGTCATCTATAATAGCTATGTCTTCGTCTACTACTACTGACTTAAATTCTTGTTTACTTGCTTCTACTTTTTCTGCAAAATAACCTTCTATACTGAAACCTTTTATTTCACCGTCTTTTACTTTGTTCCAAATTTCTTCGTTGTCTACCTTCATAGTAATAAACCAAGTACCAGGTTTAGCGTCAAAACCGTATAAATTGCTTTTGTCTTGTTCACCCTCTTTTATCCAACTTTCAACAACAGACATACCGTCAATTTTTTTAGTGTGTTCTATTGTAGCATTGTTTTGGTTAGATTCTTTTAGAAATAATTGACTTGCTTTACGTACAGTATCTTTACTGAAAAATATATAGTATTCTTCATTCGTCTTTTCGTTACGTCTGTAAATTTGTTTGTTAGGTATTAAAGCAGCACCCATTAGCAAACGCTTGTCTTCGTTTATGGTCTTTAATTGTACTTCGTGTTTTTTAAGTGCTACCCAGTCAGATTCTATTGCTGGTTTTTCAACTAAACTTACTGCGTCTATTCCAGCATTATCGTCTTCTTCGTTTAGAATTAGTTCAACTATTTTCATATCTATATAACTAAAATTATTTAAAGTGTTGCGTTTTGTACTCTATTACGGTCTAAACTTTGTGCAGTAGTCACTTCACTTGATACGACAAAAGCTTGTGTAGGTTTTTGGTTTTGTAATTCTGCAAGTTGGTTAATTCCACTATCACCGACTACATTAAATTGTGCAGTTGGTGTAGCACCAGCACCTCCACCAGCACCACCACCTCCAGTATCTAAATCACCAGCACCACCACCACCTTGAAATTTCGACTTTGCTATTTTTGCAATATTAACTGCAGCAAATGAACCAGCAAGACCAGCTTGTACAAATGGATAAGCTGGAAAACCAAGACTTATAGGTGAAGCACTTGCAGTTTTAAAGGCTTCTATTGTTGCTTGTACACCAGCTATTGTAGCACTTGCTAACTTTGTTGCTTTATCTATCTTAAATGCTTTTTCTGCGTTTTCTTCATTTTCAGAAGCAAATAAACTGTTTAATTCACTTACTAAACTTAGCGTGTCTTTTGCTATACTAAAAGAAGCGTTCTTTAATTCTTCTTCTACTTCTTTTCTTTTAAGTCCACTTTTAGCAGCTATTTCATCTACCTTGTCGTAGTATTCTTTTTGTTCTTGTAGTTTAAGTTCTGTTATTGGTTTTATTTCTTCTATTGACTTTGTTTCTAATGTTAATAATTTTTCATTAGATTTTTGTCTAATTGCATTTATTTCATTGTCACGTATTTTTTCTTGTTCAATTATTATAGCAGTCTTTTGTTCTTCTTTAAGTGATTCATTTAGTTTAGTATCTTCTAT